TCGGGCACGCTGATGGTCACGCTCAGCGTCTGCTTGAGCCGCTCGTTGTAGCCCTCCGCCAGCTTGACCGCTGTGGGGTCATCCGACATGGTGGGCGACTTGCTCCACCAGATCTCGTATTTGCCGTCCAGTGGGTAGGCGCCGCTGCTGATGCTCATCAGCACCTGCGTGCCCGTGGGGCCGGAGTTGGGCGAGCAGGTGGTGGTGACGCCGCACTGCCCGCCCGCACAGCCCTGCGCCTGCACGGCCTGCGGCACTATCATCACTGGCAGAGCCAGAAAGAGCGCAAATATACCAGTCAGATACAAGCGTATCTTCATATATTTTCTTTATAGCCCCTCCACACTTTTTTGTCAAGCAACCGGATACAGGGGCGACATAATGCCATTGCCATAATAGAACAAGTGTACTATTATTTGGGCCGTTATGCAGGAACTGGACAGGGATCCGCTGGAGTATGCCAACTGGAGGGATACGGGATGTGACCTGCACCCTTCCTGTCTGCAGTGCCCTCTGCCCCGCTGCATCGAGGAACAGTCCCGCGGCAGGCAGAGGCAGAAGATGGAGAAGCGTGCCGCCGCCATGCAGGCCCTGGCCTCCGCCGGCAGCACCGTCCGTGAGATCGCCGCCGTCTACTCCGTCAGCGAACGCACCGTGCAGCGTGAGCTGCACCGCGGGGGGAAATTGGGGAGGGTCAGCCCTCTCTTGGAGAAAAATAAATCACCCCTTCCCTTGAGGGAGAGATGGAAAGAGTGTTGAAGAGGGGCTTGCCCCCTCTTAGAGAAAAATAAATTACCCCTTCCCTTGAGGGAAGTAAATCAGGCGGGAGATAACGAAACGTTGAAGAATAAAAATGAGCGAGCGGGAAGCGTTGCAGGGCTGCAAGCCCTTCAGACCAAAAAAATACCCCTTCCCTCGAGGGAAGGGGCAGGGGATAGGTGATAAAAAAGAATGAATTTTGATCCTGCGCAGTTATCCGGTCTTGACCGTGAGCGCTTCAGCTCTTATAAGGCCAACCTTGACTTCTATAATGGCAGCCAGTGGTCGACCAGGTCCAAGAACCGCCAGCTCGTCTTTAATTATGCCAGGGTTGCCGTGGATAAGGTTACGTCCTATCTTATGAATGACCTTAACTTCGCTTTCGACCCGTTGCCAGGCGGCGATCCCGCCCGGGCCAAGCGGGCAGAGGATGTCGTCTACCAGGTGCTCGACCAGAATAACTGCCTGGAGCTGGACTACACCACCGAGATTGACACCGCCATCTTGGGAGACGGTTGTTACAAGGTTATATGGGATGCCATCGAGAAGCGTATCCGTATCACGGCGCCGGATGTCAACGGCATTTACGCGTGGTGGACAGGCGACGACCTTTCACGCATCTACCAGGTAGCATCACGCTATACGCTCTCGGCCGACGAGATTGCCCTTCTCTATAAGCGCACCCTGCAAAAAAAGTCAGCGCAGGTTACCGAGCTATGGACGGCCAGGGAGTTTGTGTTGTATCTGGATAATGAGATTATCGACCGCAAGCCCAATCCCTACGGCTTTATCCCGTTTATCATCTTCCCCAACCTGCGTAAGCCCAAGCAGTTTTGGGGCATATCCGATATACCCCAGATTATGGAGCCGCAGAAGGAGCTTAACCGTGCCCTCTCCCAGCTCTCACGCATTCTTGAGGTTTCCGGTAATCCTATCGCAGTGCTGGAGGGCGTGGAGGCTTCCGAGGATATCCAGGTAAGGCCAGGCGCTGTATGGAACCTTCCCCCCGATACTAAGGCCTACCTGCTGGATTTGTTACAGGGCGGCGGGATCCGCCTGCACATCGATTATATCGACCTTATTTACCGCACCATGCATGATATGGCCGAGTCCCCCAGGGCGGCCTATGGCGGCATCGAAAGAGAGCTTTCCGGCGTTGCCCTGGAGGTNGAGCTGCANTCNNTNTTACAGAAGGTAAGACGTAAGCGCCTTATCCGCACATGGGTTTATAAGCAGCGCAACGAGATGATTTTAAGGTTATGGGCAAAGTTTATGCGTGAGGATTTAACCGGCCAACCGCACCGCGTGTGTTGGGGAACGGTNTTNCCGCAAGACCGCAACCGTGAGGCGCAGAATGAGCAGNTNTTAATTCAGTCCGGCGTCCATTCAAGGACGTACNGCNATGGATAACCGTTTCCATCCGTGACCCCGAGCTNGAGTTTGAAAAGTGGATGGAGGAGAGAAAGCTTATCCTGGCCCAGAATAACGAGTTTAAGGCGAAGTCCACCCAGGGCGGATCGAGAGAGAGAANCTATGCCGCCGAGCCGGAGACCCAGCTTTAAGCATAAGGAGGATTAATGTCAGAAGAAATCAAGGAAACTAACGAAACCACCGAAACTAAGGTCGAAGAAAAAAGTCAGCCAGTCGAGGATACCGCTACGCTTGACCGCATCGCTTCGCTTGAGGCTTCGCTTGCCGCCAAAACGGCCGAGCTTGCCGAGGCCAGGAAGATGGCGGATGCCCAAACGGCAGATATCGCCGGCCTGCAAAAGTCCGGCGCAGAGGCAGTCAGGGCCTACCGCAAGCTCGCCGCCAGCTCTAACCCTTTATTCAGTGAAGATGTGCTGGTCGGCGAGTCCATCGCCGACGTTGATGCGGCGATGGCCCGGGTGCTCGATTTGGCAAGCAAGGTGCGCTCCCGTATTGAGGCGGAGATTAAGTCCGTCAATGTGCCCGCCGGCGCACCCGAAAGGTCAGGCCCCGACCTTTCCGCCCTGTCACCCAGGGAGAAAATCAAGATGGGGCTCGAAGAAAAAAAATAAAGGAGTGTTAATTTATGGCTACATCTTTAAGTGAATATGCCAAGCTCTCTAATGATGCCATGTATCAGGGCATCATTGAGACCATTATCAAGGATTGTCCCTTGCTTCAGCTCATGCCATGGATCGAGATTGTGGGCAACGCCCTAACCTACAACCGTGAGCTAACTTTACCCACCGCGGAATGGCACGCCGTCAACGACGACTGGACTACCAGCCCGGCCGTTACTTTCACCCAGAAGACGGCCACCCTTGCCATCCTGGGCCAGAACGCCGATGTTGATAACTACATCAGGCAGACCCGTTCCAATGTCATGGATGTTGAGGCGGCTATTATCGAGCTTACCGCTAAGGCTATCCGCCACGAGCTTGAGAAAAAGCTTGTCTACGGCAACAGCGCTACCGCACCCAATGAGTTTGATGGCCTGATTAAGCTCATCAACACCGGTTCAGCTTCAGACCAGCTCATCGCTATGGACGCAGACGGCGCCACGCTTACGCTTGGTAAACTGGACGAGCTAATTGACGCTGTTAAGGGGGGGAAGCCGTCCCTGCTCTTAATGTCCCGCAGGTCGAGGCGCAAGATTGCCCTCCTGGCCCGTGCCAGCGGCAATAACCTGGAAGTGGGCAAAGGACAGCTTGGCGAGGTGGTCGAGTATTATGCCGGCATCCCCATCGCTGTATCCGACTTCATTCTCGATACTCATACCCTGGCCAGTTCAGTTGAGACGGCTTTCACCGGTGGTACGTGTTCCACCATCTATGCCCTGTCATTTGGTGAAGATGGCGTCTGCGGTCTTACCGGACCAGGCGGCCTTCAGATCGCCAGGATAGGCGACATGGAAACAAAGGACGCCACCCGTACCCGTGTCAAGATGTATTGCAGCCTTGCCCTCTTTTCCAATGTCAAGGCCGCAGCTCTCATCGGCGTTACGGAATAAAAATTAAATATGTTTACCTTTTCTCTGGCAAGGAACGGAGCGTTGAAGAGGGGGCTTGCCCCCTCTTAGAAAAACCTCGTTTCCCCTTCCCTTGAGGGAAGGGGCAGGGGATAGGTGAATAAAGGAGGAATGAATTATGGCTTTTAGCGACCCAGGTATTGGCCGCCAGGTTATCGTCAGCCCAGGCCCCGCAGCGGCTATGGTTACAGTGGCCGAGGACGTCAAGGAAGGGGATATCCTCGGTTATTCATCCGGCTGGAAAAGAGCGTTGGCCACGGCCGGAGGTGTTATCCAGGGCCGGCTTGTCGCCCTCGCCCATACGCCATCCGGCGGCAACTGTCCCGTTGCAGCGCATTGCGTGGTCGATGGCTATTCAGAGGCTACCCCAGGCGGCTACGTCTACGTCGCCGAGGGATCGGATAAGGGCAAGGTAACTCAAACAGCGCCGAGCACTTCAGGCGACGCAACTACTATCATCGGCATCGCCTTATCCGATACCGCTATCCAGTTTTTTCTCAATTCCAGGGCCGACTCAGTAGTTTAAAAAAAAGGGGGGGCGGTTAATCCGTCCCCCCAAAAAAGGAGCGTTGAATAGTGGGTTTGCTCTCTCTTAGAGAAAAGATGAATCGAGCGGGAAGCGTTGAAGGGCTGCCAGCCCTTCAGACCAAAAAAATCACCCCTTCGCTTGAGGGAGAGATGAATAGAGTGTTGAAGAGGGGCTGGCCCCCTCTTAAAGAAACCGGAGTCCCCCTTCCCTTGAGGGAAGGGGCAGGGGATAGGTGAAAATGACAACATTAACCAGTTTAAGGGCTTTAGTACGTCGAGACATCAAGGACGAGGACGCCGCTAATTATCGCTGGACGGACGCTGAAATCGATAGAGCCATCGATAAGGCACTATCGGATTATAGTTTACGTTGCCCGCTTCAGGAGTTAACCGAGTTGGCTACTGTAATCAACAGCACTAATGTTGATATTTCCACTCTCACTGATTTAATTGATATTACCAGGGTGGAGCATCCTATCACCACGCCTCACCACGCCCCCATATCCATCTCATACTTTCTCACTCTGGAAAAACAAGCTCATCTTTATGGACGGCCATGTCGGGGATGGTGCAAACTGCTATGTCTATTGGCTTAAACGCCATACTTTAGGCGCTACTTCTTCAATTCCCACGGCACACGAAACCGTTATCGCCATTGGTGCAGCCGCCTACGCTCTCAGCTCTTTAGCGCAGTACCAGACCGATAAGGCCAACACCGGCGGCCAGAAGGTGGATAACGACTACAGCGCCTGGGCAAAGGAGATGTTTACACGCTTTAACCAGGAGCTCGCTTCTGTCTGCAACTATAACAGTAAAAAAATCAAACTATCATCTTTATCATCGGAGGAATCTTAATGCGAAAATCAGTGCCCAAATCAGTTAAAAGGTCATTATTAAAGGATGAAGCCCCCGAGCGTATTCCTGTCATAAAGGATGGCCTGCCTTATCAGGCGTTTGCCATCGTAGAGGATAAGTACGATTTCACCACGTGGCAGCTACCGCATCATACCAGGTCAATAAAAAAAGCCGTCAGGGGCAAAATAGGCTACGAGCATACGGTCGATTTTGCGCTTC